CAAAATGGGAGCTTAGTAATTTAATAACAGGGTAGTTTAAACACCCACAAAACTAAATGATATGAGTACATTATTTCACGAGCGAACACCGTTCGACATTTTATTCAAAAACTTCTTTCAAGCAGAAGGAAAATTTCAACCAACAACATTCGAAAACAAACAACCACACCCACTAGATATATTCTATGATGATGACGGTCTCAATTTTGAGATTGCCTGCACAGGTTTAACTAAAAAAGATATACAGTTAAAAATTGATGGAGATCAATTAAATATATCTTATGATAAACCATCAGAAGAAGAATCATATGAGGGTTATATCTATAAAGGACTAGCTAAAAGGTCTTTTAAACTTGGATATAAAATAGCAGCTAAATTTGATTTATCAAAAATAGAAGCTAAAATGGAAAATGGCTTACTCCATTTATTTATCCCAACAGCCGCAGATAAAAAATCAAAATTAATAACAATAAAATAAAGAAAACCGCATCCTAGGTTTGCTTATTAAACTATTTTTATTATATTCACCACAAACATTAAATTAAATTAAGTTATGGAATTAGAAGCATTATTCAATGCCGTTATTGTTAAACCCCAAGAAGAAGAGGAGACACAATACGGATCAATAGTAGTACCTGATTTAGGTAAAGACAGAAACGAACATGGAGAAGTAGTAGCTGTTGGGCCTGGTCATCAAGTAGCAGGAATCGGTTTTATAGAAACCCAAGTTAAAGTAGGAGATGTAGTAGTATTACCAACAGTTGGTTTTACAAAACTACAACATAAAGGAGAAGAGTACTATATTGGTTCTGAAAACCAAATATTAGCAAAAGTTAATAATAAAGTATCAATCGAAGAAGTTTTAGCAGAAACAGAAGTTACAGAAGAAGAAAAAAAAGAATTGAACAATGAATAAAGAAATACTAAAAAACTTTATTGATGAATACCCTAATGATCAAGAATTAGGCAAGGCAATTAGAAAATATTATTTAAAAGAAATTAAAGAAAATGAGTAAGATTATAGAATTTGGACCTGACGCTAGACAGAAGCTAGTAACAGGAATTGATAAAATAGCAGATGCTGTAGTATCAACATTAGGACCTAATGGTAGAAACGTAGTAATTTCAAAACCAGGACAAACACCACAATCAACTAAAGATGGTGTAACAGTAGCAAAAAGTATTTCACTAGAAGATCCAACTGAAGAGTTAGGTGTTCAAATGCTTAAACAAGCAGCTATTAAAACAGCGGATAAAGCAGGAGATGGTACAACTACTTCTACTTTATTAGCTAGAGAAATAGTAAAAAATGGTCTAAAAAGATTAGATGATGGAGCAAATGCTGTTGATATTAAAAGAGGAATTGATGCTGCGGTAGAGCAAGTAGTTCATCATTTAACACCATTTCAACAAGATATTTCATCTCAAGAACAATTAGAGCAAGTAGCTACTATTTCAGCTAACAATGATGAAACTGTAGGCAAGCTTATTTCTCAAGCTATGGAAAAAGTAGGTAGAGAAGGTGTTGTACATATTGAAGAATCTAAAACTGGAGAAACTTATCTTGAAACCGTAGAAGGTATGCAATTTAACAGAGGTTATAAATCACCTTATTTTGTTACTAATAATAGTACAATGTCTACTACATTAGACGATTGTTATATTTTAATAGCAGACCATACTTTCACACAGGTAAAAGAATTATTACCAATACTAGAAAGTGTATCAAACACAAATAAATCACTTTTAATCATTGCTAAAGATATAGATAATGAAGCACTAGCTACTCTTATAGTAAATAAAATGAGAGGTACATTAAAAGTATGTGCTGTTAAAGCTCCTGAATTTGGAGATAGACAAAAACTAGTATTAGATGACATAGCTGTTTTAACTGGAGGCCAAGTATTCAGTAAAGAAAAAGGTATGAAATTAGAAAAATTTAGTTGGGAATGGTTTGGTGAAGCTAGAGTATCTACTATCACTAAGGAAAAAACAACTATTGTAGATGGTAAAGGTTCAGAAGAAGCAATTACTGCTAGAGTAGAAGAATTAGCTAAACAAATCGATAAAGCTGATACACCATTTGAAATGGAAAGACTACAAGACAGAATGTCTAAATTTGTAGGTGGAGTAGCAATTGTTCATGTAGGTGGAAATACTGAAACTGAAATGAATGAAAGAAAAGATAGAGTAGATGATGCTCTAAATGCTACAAAAGCAGCAATCGAAGAAGGAATTCTACCAGGAGGTGGAGTTGCATTAGCAAGAGCTACACAATGGGTAGAATCAAATGGAAATGATGATTTTAATTTTGGAGTAGAAATTGTTAAAACAGCATGTAAAAAACCATTTGAACAAATATTAATCAATGCAGGTATGAATAAAATTCCTGAATTAGATTATGATGATGAATGGGCTGGATTTGACATTAAACAAAATAAAATGGTAGACTTTAAAGAAGCGGGTATTATAGATCCATTTAAAGTTACTAGAAGTGCATTACAAAATGCTTCATCAATAGCTGGAACTATTCTTTTAACAGAAGCCACAGTTGTTGATAAGCCATCAGAAACAAACACCCCACAAATAGACCCAGCTATGATGGGCATGATGTAATATGAAAACAAAAGTTATAGAAAGAAATGAGGTTATAGCAACAAGAGTACCACCTGGAGACAGGTGGTCTTTAGTTGAAGATTCAAAAAAAGTTATTCACAAATCTTTAACAGATGCTTTGGAAGCCTACCTAGGGGTTACTAACTTCAAGGGCGAATATAGGTTAGCTCCTTTAGATGGTAAATTATATGCTATTAAAACTACTGAAGAAGAGGTTAAACCTGAACCAATAAAAAAATACAATATATATGGTGATGAGTACTAAAGAGCATTCACTTTTAGTTGAAAAATATAGGTCAAAAGATCTAACAGAGTATGTAGGAAATGAACATATCAAAACCCAAATACAAAAATACCTAGACCAAGATGATATTCAAAACTTTATATTTTATGGTCCTGCTGGTACTGGAAAAACGACTTTGGCAAAACTTATTGTTAATAATCTGGAGTGTGACTACCTTTACATTAACGCTTCTGATGAACGAGGCATCGAAACTATTAGGGATAAAGTCACAAGTTTCTCAAGCACTATATCGTTTAAAAAGATTAAAGTTGTCATCCTTGATGAGGCGGATTTTCTCACCATCCAAGCACAAGCATCTCTAAGAAATACAATTGAAACGTTCTCCCGAAACACACGTTTCATCCTCACTTGTAATTTCATAGAAAGAATAATAGATCCGCTTCAATCAAGGTGCCAAACACTAAAAATAGTACCACCAAGCAAAAAGGAGGTAGCAAAACACATAAAAGGTATACTAAATAAGGAAAAAACAAAGTTCGAAATAGAAGCTCTTGTCAACATAGTCAATAAACATCATCCGGATATACGAAAGATGCTAAATACTATTCAGCTATCAACCCAAAATAATGAGCTAGTATTAGATGAATCCATTTTAGTATCATCAAACTATATCAAACAAATAATCGAAGAACTAAAACAGAAAAAAACCGATTTTAAAAAATTAAGACAGATAATAGCCGATTCTCAAGTACGTGATTTTGAGGAATTATATAGAGCTTTATTTGATCATGCCTCCGAATATGCCATTTGTAGAGAAGGAAGTGTAGCAATAATTTTGAATGAGCATCAATATCATTCTAACTTTCGTATTGACAAGGAAGTCAATATCGCAAGTGCATTAGCAAAAATAATTGAAATAAAAAAACCACAAGTGATATGAAAAATCCACAACAGCAAGGACTAAATATAGATTTTAAAAATACAACAATGATAGAAGGTTTTGACGGAGGATTATTATTCGGTCAAGCATTTGTATTAAGAAAAGTATCAAAATTCGTAGCAGGAACAGATGAAGATGCAATGCTTCCAATACCTGTATTTTATGATTTAGAGACTAAAAAAATAATCAAAGATTCTTTACCTAAAGAAATTAGAGAAGATTATAAAGACATTACGATATGATATATGTAGGAATTACATTTGTAATAGGATTAGTTTTAGTAGGAATCTGGGTATATCAAGGTGAGAAAGAACGAAGAAATAAATAGTGAAAACAATTAATATTGAAAATATTAAATATGAAGTTTTAGAAGAAAAAATTTTAAGTGAATGGAGTGCTAAATATTTTTTAAAAAATCTTACTAATAATGAAGAATTTATATTAAAAATAGAAGATTATAGAGAAGCAAAATTTGTAATAAATGGTGAAATATCATCAACTATACATAAAATAGGAAATCCACTTTTAAAAACAATATTACACCCTGAAAATCTAAAATTTGAAAGATAAAATTAAAAATATTTTTGACTGGTTACAACATATAACGTTGTATAAAACCCCAGCTTCAGAATTTACTGATAACGACTGGGAAAAATTTAATTCATATATGGTGCATCGATTTGTTAGTATGCATGTATATTACGTTGAAATCGCAGATTACGCGCAAAGTATGTTACCAAATATGAAAAAACAAATATATAATTTTTATAAAGAAATGTTACCTAAAAAGAAAGTATGGTTACAGTATGTTAAATCAAAAACTGAAACCGTAAACAAAGATTTAGTAGAAGACATAGCAAAATACTATGAAGTTGGAGCAGCAGATGCTCGTTCGTATATTGCAGTAATGACTAAAGAAGAGATACCTATAATATTAAGTGAAATGGGTAAAGACGAAAAAGAAATAAAAAAACTATTAAAATGAGTAGGTTAGAAGAATTACTTTATAGTGCTGAAGAGCATGGTAAACGACAACAAATGTTTGAAGAAATAAAAAAGGTAAGAACTGAAGACCCTAAATTAAATTTAGAACAACAATACGAAAAGGCATATCAAAACGTAATGAAAACATGAAAAAAAGTAAAATTATACAAGCATTAACTGCACAAGCAAATGCAGATAAAGCAAAAGCCATGATGGCATTAGATTTATTAGAAAACCAAGCAGTAGGAATTGGTGACCATACCGTAAATGATTTTATGAAAGATGCAAATGAGGCATTAGAATTATTAGTTGAAGCTGATGATAAATTAGAAACATTAAATAAATATTGGGGCGATCAACCTCTACCTTTTTAATATGGATCCAGTAAAAGTATTTGAAAA